AGTGTCATTTCTTTTGCTTTTGTATCTCATTGTAAAGATTGTCCTCAGCCGCTTTGCACGCAAGGTATTGAAAGACCTCATATAAATTTGCCCTTTCGCTTGATTGTAAGGGCGTCAAGCCTGCAAGGTTAAACAATCCGCACTCAGCTATTTTCTTAATTGTCAAGTACCAACCGTATTTGTCATTCAATTGTCTTGAAGCGCTGGCATACTTTGCATCGCCTTTCGAAGCATAGAGGTCTGCAAATCGACTTGATAACTCTCGCTTAACTTCGTCAAAAAAAAACCAATTTCAAAGCCAACTTGTAAAGGCAATTTTAAAAAGTCAATACAATTCCTTTGAAATACCTCTTCGCTGTATGCCTCATCCTTTTTCCTTAGCAACACGGCGATGACATGAAGCAAGCCCTGAGCGTCATTGTTTTCAATCGCTTTCCTTCCCTTGTCAAACTGGGCTGCCTCAGCAAATTCAAGTAACGTTGACTTTGCCATTAGCTTATCAGGAAGGTAATACAAGGTGTCATTGAAGTCGTAAATCTGTTTGTATTTCAATTCCTCGGGAACGCTTATGGCATTGAGTATCTTTGAGAACATGAAGGTAAGATATTTCAACTCCAGACTTTCCGCAACTTTGCCATAACAGGCGTCAAGGGGAATGCCCGTGAAATAATTTACCACCTTTGCCATATACGGGTATTTTACTTGCGCCTCCCAGACTTCGTCCATAATTTCAAAGCATTCAACAAGTTTACTTTGACTTTGATTAAACTGGTCAATCAATACTGGAAGGAAACGACGTACATTGTCTTTGACATCATTTGTCAAAAGGATTATTTCCAATTCCATAACCACTTCCGTTGGCGTTGCCTTCAAGTCAATGCCTAACTTCTTTGCATACGGTTTGATTTTATCATACGCCGCGTTCATTTGCTTTTGTGCAATCAAGGCGTCAAGTTCAACTTCTGGGTATTGAGGTAAGATAAACTTATGGAAGTAAACGTATTGTTCCAACGTTATATCCGCGGCGGTCTCAGGATAAAAATACTTTGTATCAGAGTGGCTTAAATGAAATTGTACCATTATTTGCGTTTGCTTTTTCTTGTTGGTTCGGGAATGTTATCTGCGATGCTTGCGCTCGGTTCAATGTTTTTTGGCTTATCAACCATTTGCGGCAATGCTTTTTCATGGCTTACCAATGGCAATGACTCAGGGCGTTTTAACTCCCTGTACCTGCCCGTGCCCGTCAAACGTACCGCCTTTTCAAGGTGAGAACGAAGCAGAAGCAATTGTTTCCTTTTCATTGGATACTCCTGTATTTCCTTTGTTATCTCCTCAATCAGGTGAATAATGTAAACCGCCTTTTCGTTGTTTGTCATTTCGTTATTATGTTTTTTAAATGCAATTCCACTTCGCACCAGTACGCCGTGTTTTCGTCAACGTCTGAGCCAAGTTGCCCGCAAATCGTTTGATTGTTGCTTATGATTATGTCAACTAAAAGCAAGGATATTTTCTTTGCCTCAAGCCAACTGTCATATTCACCGGTGACCACGTGCCGATAAGGCAATGTGTCGTAAATTATTAAATGCAATTCTCTTGCTTTGTCCTTTGGTTTCATGTGTTTTTAATTATGCGCAAGTGAATCCGATCCTTGCATTAAACGAAGTGAACCGTACCTGAGCGCGTCAATTCCGTGGTTATCCGCGTCCAATGGTGTTGAAGATTTCTTGTCATTCCAAATATAATTCCTTAACTCATGCTTCAAATTATACGATTCCTCAGTAACGACAATCGTAAAATCAAGCATTCGTTTTATTCCATCAACCACGCTGCCCGCGTACTTTTCCGTTTTATTTACATTGATGCCGTTGCTCAAAAGCGCGTCAATCAAACGTGGCTCACTTGTATCCGCCACAATCAAGGCATCCGTTTCAACCTCGTTTCTAATCTTTGTAACAACCATGTCATACGAAAGGCTTTGCTCGTAAATGATTTCCTTTACATAAATCTTGTTTGCCGTGGTATCAACCGCCACTTTTACAAGTGCCAAGGGATCGGGATAAAAGCCAAAGTCAAGCCCGTAGGCAAAAGGTAGGCTTGTATCAAATTCGCCTTCTACCCAGTTTGGAAATATTACGCCTTGCTTTTTATCAAGCCATTTACCGAGGAAACGGTGTGCATACGCCTCAGGTGACTTTGTTTTAATTGCCTCAATCTTTGCGACGTAATCAACGCTAAGGTTGTGAAAGTTATCTAAGTAGGTCGTGTGAATATGCGTTATGTCTGGGTGCGTGCTTATCGGTATCGAATGCCCGTCAATCGTCTCCATGCGGTGCGACTTTTCAAACCAACGCTTCCATATCCAATGTTCCACGTCCTGAGGGTTCATAACCAGTACGACAATGTTAGGGGTGTCAGGCATCCTGATTGATTCGTCAATAGTATCAAAGTCTTTTTCGCTTACGAATTCCTCAGCCTCGTCAACAATGAAAACATTGAGCCCGGGAATAGATTTCAGCTTTGCCGTTTGGTTTCCTGAGCTTGTTTTGATACCTGAAAAGATTATTTCGCTCTTTGTCACCTTGTGACCAATTTGCGCGTTGGTCATGTTAAACTCATCACCCACGCCCAACAAGTCAATCTTTTCCCTGAACTCAGGAATCACGGAAATATTGGCACTTGATAACGTGTACCGCGTAAAAAGTACCTTCCAATTCTTGTAAGCCAATAACATATTGCAAGCCCAAAGCCCCACGGTGAAAGACTTTGCCGAACCACGCCCCCCAGTGATGAGGAAGTAACGCGTCCGCGGTTGCCAAAGGGCTTGGTATTTGTCACTAACCTTTATCTCCATTTATACTGATTCGTTCAACTCATTTGCCTCGTAAATAATATCTAAACCATATTGCAAAGCAACTTCATGCTCAATCTTACAACCTCTTGCGTTTTCCCAGCCTTTTGCAAAATAAACAGTACTGCATTCGCTCATATATTCAAGTGACTTTGCTAAAAAACATACAGGCATTTGAATAACTCCTCTTGAAGTCATGGAATCTTGAGAATACCATTCATCTTTAAAGTAAGTATTTAAAGGCTCTAAGTTTTCTTTTTTGGCATATTCAAGAAACTTGTTTTGAGCGTTAGTAATTTGTTCCTCTGTTAAGCCATTCATTGGCTGACTAATCATTATTTTTTTCATTGTTATTATTTTCCTTTGTAAATATAATCGTTGGCACGGTCACCTTTTCCCCTTGCGTCGTTATGTCAATGTTTTGCTTTGCCTTCCCGTAGGCTCTGTCAAGGAGCAACTGAGCCGCCTTGATATCACCCTTTGCCGCCTGTTCCCTCAGCTTCATGATAATCGCCTCCGCTGCCGTGATACCGTCTTTCTCTTGACCCATGACATTTGCCATAATAAGGTCAAGGGCTGGGAGCTTCTTAGGGCGACCGTTGGGGTTGCCTGTCTCTCCTTTTTTCCAACGTGGTTCTATTTTTCCTTTGCCTCCCATTTCGTTGTTATTACGTTGTTTTTATCTCCACCCCATTACGCTTAACAATCAATGTTGAATCAAGTTTCTTCATGCGGTCAATGATAACGGCGCAATACTTTGGTTCAAGCTCCATGCCAAAACAACGGCGTTTCAGTTGGTGTGCGGCAACCATGGTGGAGCCTGAACCGAGGAAGGGGTCCGCTACAATTTCGCCAACTCTGGAACTGTTTTCAATTAATGGAGCAAGTAATAAAATTGGTTTCATTGTTGGGTGTAAATCGCTTTGATGCGGTTTATCGCAATGTATAATTGTTGACTTTGTTTTATCGCTTAACATTTCAGTTAGCATTTTTTTCATTTCGTCTTTCGTTAGTTTTTTAATATCTAACTTATCTTCAATTACCGTTGTGTTTGTTCTTTGATTTGTAAAATAATGTCCCGCTCCTTCCTTCCATCCGTATAAACAGGTTTCGTGTTTCTTTTGATAATCCAATCTACCTAAAACTAAATTATTTTTTACCCATATTAAACATTGACTAAAATACATTCCTGCATCTTGAAAGGCTTTTGTAAAATTAATTCTTTCATTGTCTGTATGCCATACGTACCATGCCCCACCTTGCTTTGTAAACTTTCCTAAAGCAGTATAAAAATCATATAAGAATTGATAAAAAGAATTATCGTCCATTTTATCATTCTCGATGTCATCTTGAATCCTTGCGCCTTTATCTGAATAATTAAGCATTTTATTTTTACTCGCATAATCTACATTGTAAGGTGGGTCAGTCATTACCATGTCTGCAAGTTTCCCTTCAAACAAAAAAGCAATGTCAGATGGATTTGTGCTATCCCCGCAAAGCAAACGATGCTCCCCAATCTCGAACAAGTCCCCAATGACAATGTCCGTTTCAATGCCCCCTTCGGGTACGTCGTAATCGTCCTCACTTGCCTCAAGTTCCTCAGCCTCATTTTCAAACTGCGGTATCTCCAAGCCCCACGCTTCCAAGTCCACCACGTCCCAATCGTTCGCAAGTGTGTCCCAGTCCCATGACCCCGTGTTTGCGTTCAATCGAATGTTTAATTCCTTTTCATCGTCCTCATTCAAGTCAACAATTACGCATTCGATTTCCTTGATGCCAAGTTTCTTTAATTCACGGACACGGAAATGACCGCCGACAATGTACCCTGTTTGCTTATTGAAAATAATCGGCTCAACCATGCCAAACTTTTCAAGGCTTTCCCTCAAATGCTTTTCCTGCTTTGCCGTGCTTTGCCGTGGATTGTAAGGCGCTGGTATTAAATCGGCGATTTGCTTTTTTTCGATTATCATTGATATGCGTTTCTTTTCCTTAAAAAAACTTTATAAACACCTCGGAGAGTATCAAATGTATAAGTGTGACGTTTACTTTCCCAGTAATTATTTTCGATATTAAATTGCCATTTATCATCAATTAAAAATTTACCAAACTCATCAATAATGTCAAATTCCCACTCCTTAGCTTTGTTAAAAGTATCTTCAACTGATTTGTCCCAATCATAACATTCTTTAAAATCCATTTCAAGCCACTCAACAGGTGTCATTTTTATTACTTTAATCATGCCTCCCTGCTTTTTAAAAAGAGTTGGTAAAGTTCGCTGAATGATAATATTTGAATATCATCATTTAATTTTTCCCAGTTGCCATTTGTATAATTCAATTCCCATTCATTGTTTACAAGCCATTTGGAAAAATTGTCCATGACTTCCATTTGCAGCATTTCAGCAGTATCAAATAACATAGGACATTTATTGTCCTTATCTAAAGTAAATTTCAAATATTGAATGCCTGTTTTCATATTCCTTTTAACACTTGTTTACGTTTGTTGTTGACGGTTAATAAATTTCGCTCAGTCAAAAGCCACTTCCTGCCAGCCTGCAAATGGTTGAAATAATCCGTATCCTTTGCCAATATCTTTTCAAATTGTTTACCCAAATCTATTTCCCCCTCGTACAAACGCACGCCTGGAACATTGAACTCCGTTATTTCCTTTGGCGCATACGGTACGCAGCCTGTCACCAGCATTTCCATCGCAAAGTTATTAGATTTGCTTTGGTTGAAATTGTCATTTGTCAAAGGGAACACGGCGTAATGAGCCGCACTGTTTTTAATGAGCTCGAAATATTGAAATAGGGAATTATTCCACGGTACAACCTTTACATTTGGATATAATGTTTTTCCCAACCACTCAGGGATTCCAATAAACGCAACCTCGGTGTCTTTGCGTTCACTAATGTAATGCCAAAAGGTATCGACGGTTTTCAAGTCCTCAATATGTGTCATGCTTCCACGCCACAAAACGCGTTTTACTTTTGCCTCCAGCTTATCAGGTGACACGGGACAAAGCGGCGTCACTTGAAAGTCAATAGCGTTGGGAATAACCATTATTTTACTTTCGTCAAAGAATTGCTTATAAAACTCTTTGAGGTAAGGCGTTGAAACAATGATATAATCAGCGTACTTGAAAGCCTTTTCAACCGATTCTTTCACCTGGGGTTTGCCAAAGTGTGCCGACGCTGGATTTGCGGCGTTGACCTCATGCAAAAGATCGTCATGGTCAAGAATAATCTTCTTTCCCATCTTCTTCGCCTCAGCGATCATGGATAACATTCCGTCGCCGTTGGGGCGTTGGAAAAGAATAACGTCAACGTCGTAAAAATCGTACCATTTTACCGTCTCGGGATTCAAGTAAGTAATATGAAGATTTACCATTTGGGAACGAAGCCGCATGAATGGATTTACCGACCGATAATAATCGGTGGTTGGGCTGGTTAAATTGGTGACAATGCCTAACCTCATTTACTTTGTTTTTGGTATGTGTCCAATAAAAGGTTCAACACCTCCTCCATCGAGTGTTTGACGTTTGTTTCCTTCCAGAGTTGAAATTGCAAATCAAGCAATTTTTTCCTTATTTTTTCGTCCCGATAACTCACCGAAAACACGGCGGCGGCTGGTTTATTGACATTCATTTTTTTGTTCTTTTAATCTGTAATAACGTTCCATTTGGTATTTGTTTACCCTCTCTTTGTTGGCTTGATACCACGCTTTATTCCTAATGCTTTTCTCAGCCTTCTTTTCCGCTGATTGGTTCTGGTGATAAAGCCTAAAATATTCCCTTTGCTTTTGCTTTTGATATTCGGTCATGTTCTCCCGATACTGCTTTTGATACTCAGGTGTCATAATTAAAATGGGAAATCTGATTCGTCTTTAACTGTTGTTTCATTTGTTATTTTCGGGTTACTCTCCCCAGCCGTTGCTTTGCCTCCAAACTCAATATTATTCACCATGCAACGAATGATTCCCGTGGGTTCTCCGTTTTTCATATAAGCATTCACGCCGCCTGTTCCTTCAACCACGACATAGGTGCCTTTTAGCAAATGTGGCGCAAGCCTTGAGCCACGTTCACCCCACATTGAGCAAGTGACCCAAACCGTTTTTTCTGTTGGATTATTTCCAAACGTCTTTTCCGTGTGAGCCACGGAGAAAGAACAAACGGTTGTATCGCCAACCGATTTTATTTCAGCATCCTGACCAATACGACCTGCAACTATTAATTTTATCATTGTATTTGTTTTAAATAATTATCATAAAGGTTTGCTAATTGCAAAGTTTTCTTCTTGAGACCAATCTTTTTATTATCAGGTATATTTGATAATTTAATTATTTCTAATAAACGATCTTTTCCACCAGCATTTATAAAGCCAGTTAATTCAAGCAAATATTTAATGGGTCTTTTTGTATTTGCCTTTAAATAGACAAACAAATCCTTTATTTGCTCAACCTCGGTTATCTTGTCGGGTATCATAATCTTATTTTCTTTCTGCAAAGATAATAATTTATTTGTTATCAAATTTAAATTATTTTTTAAGAATATATTTGTAACTTTGTGGCGCAAGGTAGCGGATGGGTAGCGCAAAGCGGCGACCGCGGCTGACATTGCAGGTTCAAATCCTGCCCTTGCTTTTTTTTAACCTCTCTTAAATCTCTAATTAAATCTCTCTTAACCTCTCTTAAAATTAAACCTTATTCCTGACCTCAGGAACATGGTTACAAAAACAAAGCAAATGAAATGGATTGATGAATTATCGCACAAATATTACGATAGCTGTTTATTAATAGGCAGCGGAGCATCGTTAGACCATATACCTTATGCAGATATATGTAATATGTTTTATAAAGATGACCTAATTATTTGTGTAAATAATATGTGGATGGATGAAGAAATAAAATACGATTATTGTATAAATCATCATACAATAAAAGATTTACCAGATAAATACTTAGAGTTATGGCAAAAAGATATTTATAAGAATCCATATAAGCACGTTTTACCAGAGTTTGACTGTAACGATGAAAGAAGAGGTATAACACAAATGCAAGGCGATTTTTACAAGTACAAAGGTATGCCAGTTTGTGAATCTACCAAAGTATTCGTTAAACCTATTGTTGAAAAAATACCTAATACTTTATTTGTTGGCGGCTCAATATTATTTGATGCAATAGGACTTGCTTTGCATTGCGGCATTAAAAAATTTTTTTTAATGGGCTTTGATGGAGGGCAATTTGAAGGTCATTCGTATTATTCTAAATATAGAGAATTATGGGCTGAAGATCCTTACTTTGTTACTGGGCATTCCATCCGCACCATGAACAGTTTTAAATCATTGCAGGAATTTTTAAAACCAAGGGGAATTTCCTTCGTACATATTTCAGCAAGGTATGGCTCAAGTGATTTGACGTATACAAATTACGAGGGTCATGATTATTCAGTTGTTTTATAATAAAAGCAACATGGCAAATTTCATCAAGGAAGCATTGGACAAGGTTTTCACAGAGGGAAATGAATTTCCGTCTGTGACATACGAAGCGCCGCCAGCCGTGGTAAAATACATGGAAATGCAAATCGCCATCGGGAATCCGCCGTGGAAAAAAAAGAAGGGGAAAGTAAAGAAAATTGATTATATTTGTAATGTTCTTTTGAATGGCGTAGCAGGTATTCAAAAGGAAATTGGAACAAACCATTGTTCTAACCCTTTGCCAACAGACTGCTACCTGTTGGCATTTTTTTTGTAATTTCTTAAATTTTTTATATGTTAAATTTACAATCAAATCCAATTTTGGCGGACGCAACACCAGCGATGAGCCAAAATGATTTACAGATTCACTCAACTCGCGATCTTAGTGTTTTTAAAATTCTGGAAGGAAATAGAAACATTAATTTAGCAAATGTTGAAAGATTGGTAAAATCCATAGAGGAAAATGGATTTTTACAAATGCCAATCATTGTGAACGAAAATTACGAAGTCATAGACGGTCAACACAGATTAATGGCTGCAAAACAATTAAACTCAATTATTTACTATCATAAAGTAAATAATTACGATTTAAAAACAGCTATAACGTTAAACAGAAATCAATCTAACTGGTCGATAGCTGATTATATTAGAAGTTATTGTGATTTAGGGTACAAAGATTATATTAAATTACAGGAATTTTCAGAGGCTAATAAAGACTTTGGATTAATGATTTGCGCAGAATTGACAAGTCTTGATAAAAATAGACAAATGTATGCAAATCGTAATAACGAAAACGCTGATTTAGTTCGAAAAGGTAATTATAAATTTGACCCTGATAATAAGGCTGAATATATTTTTAATGCTGCAAGAAAAATTAAAACAGTTATTCCAGATGTTATGATAGTAGCATATTTAAGATGTTTAAATAAATGTATAAATAATCCTGAGTTTAATTTAAATCAATTTGTAAAAAAGGCTACAACATTTCCTGACCAACATAGGAGAAGTTCGACAGTAAGTGTTATAATGGCAAACATTGAGCATATTTACAATTTTAGAAATCAGGGTAAAACAAGGATTATTTTACAAAAATAATAAAATTGGGCGCGGGTTTAATACCTGCGCCTTTTTAAAATATGCTGTATGAAAGAAATTTTAATAAACCTTAATCAAAGACCAATAGCGGTTTACCCAATTTACATAAAGTTAACTGGAAGCGTGAACGCTGGATTACTTTTAAGTCAAATCATGTATTGGTATTCAGCCGTCAAAGGTCGAAAGTTTTACAAAAGTGATGCAGAAATAATGGAGGAAACAATGTTATCATTAAATGAATTGAGGGGCGCAAAATCAAGATTAAAGGAACTTCCATTTATAATGATTACCCTTCATGGTATTCCAGCGAAAACACATTATGACATAAATGTCACATTGTTGATAAATGCAATTAACGAAAATACATTAGTGAAATCCACTAAACTGAATAAGTTAAAATCACAAAAGTATAATGGTGAAATTAACGAATGTAATACAGAGAATACAACAGATAATACTTCAAAGAATACAACAGATATATCTTTTCAAAATCCTTCAGATTTTACCGACTTCACAAAAATTGAAACAAATGATTTTACAAATGCCCAAAGCCCCAAAGTCAACCCTTTTACCGTAATCAGCCAAGTTGAAAAAGAAAGAAAAGAAAATTTTGCGCCAAAAGAAAAGAAAGAAAAAGCCGAGCGCCAACCCTCCCCCACTTACGCCGCCTTTTCCGTATTTTGCAAAACCTTTGAAAACTTATCTGGTGCAGCATACCCAACTGACCAGAATGGACATTACATAATGATGCCAAAAGATGCGGGACAAATGGTTTATTTAATGCGTTACATTGACAAAATAGACAGGCAGGGCAATAGCCTTGAGGCGTTAAAGGTATTTATCCAGGCCGCCTGGAACTTGAATGACAAATGGCTGAGGGCAAATTTCACGATAGGGAACCTTTATGGGCAGGCCTCAAAGATATTCACGGCGTACCAAACCACAAGCCCAGCGGCAAAGGATAAGGCGTATAATGACAGGATTCAAGAATTGCTTGCAGAACGCATGGCAAAGTTTCAAGATTAATAAAACCAACCAATTATGAACAATTTACCAATGATTGCCACCAGAGTGGAAGAGAAAATACAAGACGTGCAGCTTGTTATCCAGAACCGCGAACTCAGGATTTTTAAAACGGGTACAAAGGAAGCCATCCCAAAGATTGCGCAAGCCCTGAGTCAACTCCTGCCTGTGTATGGCATTGAGCCAAAGCCTGAGCATTTAATGGAAGTCACGGACTTTATTTCCAATTACAAGTTACTTGCCGTCGATGAAATAAAACTGGCTTTTGAAAAATTTGCAAAACAAGAACTTGATATTAATGACCATAAGTTATATGGAAAAGTTGACCTTCATGCCATTGGGCGAATCCTTACCGCGTACATTAACTGGCGGCAAAAGATTTACTATGCCATGGATTCAGATTTGCAAGCGAAGAAAGAAGAAGAAGATCGCATGAAACGCCTGGGCAAAGTTGCTGAGGAATACGATAAGGACTTTGATAATAAGCTGAAAAACTTTCAAAAGCCGCTGGAAGAAATACCCGTGTTTTGGTACGATGAATGTGTTAAGCGTGGTTATATCAATGAATGGAAAGAAGGGGAAAAGGAAGCCTTGTGGGCTGAGGCTCAGGAAATGGCAAAGAATGAAAAGCCCGATTCAGATAATATGATTGATCGCAAGAACCACATGAGGAAAATAGAAGAAGGAAATATGCCACGCGCCCGCGCACTTGCTTACAAGTTAGCCGTCTGGCGCAAGGTGTTACTAAGGGAATAAGTTTCATAATTTGGTTTTGTTTTGGTGGGGCATAGAAATTATGCCTCACTTTTTTTTAATTTATTTTTGTAAATATTTTTTTATTCAAATAATTATATTTAAATTTACGTATTGAAAAT